ATTATTGGCGGCAGTCAAGGCGTTAGCAGCTGTAGTCGGCGAACTCTCTAAGGGCCAGAAAGTAGAGACAGGCGGTCCAGGTATTCGGGAACCTTCAGTGGGCAATCCATTCGACCAATCAGACCCACTTATAGTAGATTATTCTAAAGCAGATTTGAGTAGATAGAGGTAGTGAAATGGCACTGAGAACGATTGGCGAGGATATTTTTGGGAATGTTAGTCAAACAAGGCGGACACCACAACGCTTATCCATAGGGTTTAATGAGTACGGCTATGTATATCCGGATGGGGATAGAATTCCAGATGAGTATCTTGTTAGAATAACTAGTTATAAAAATAACTGCACCATTATTGCGCCCATTCAAGAAGATATATCGCTTAAGGTTGAGTCAAGATGGGAGCCTTTTATCCCCACAGCTTTATTGGGCAGCTTAAATCTACTAACTCAAGCGGCAAGTAAGGGGGCACGTTCAATTATGACCCGAGCTATCACCAGAAGAATGTGGATGGGAACATCTCCTATGTCATTATCTTTGAGGTTGAAGTTTGAAGCCGTTTCAGATCCGTTTTTTGAAGTTGTGGAGCCGTGCAGATTGCTGCAGGCTATGACCGTACCTTCAGAGCCGTCTTCAGGTTACGGTGCTGGAGATGTATACAACGCTGCGATGTCTGGCAAATTCAAAGCCGCATCTGAAATGTTGCCAGGGGTTCGTCCTCCGGGGCCCACACCTTTTTCGCTATCTGATGTTTTGTCGGGGCAAAAGTCCTATAAGAATATGTCAAAATCGGAGGTTGAGCAAAGCTCACAAGGTGGCGATTTTATTATGATTGAGTTGGGTCGATTTTTGACATTTTGGAATGTCATAATTAGTACGAACGCGGTAACCTACAAAAGTAAGTTCGATCCAGCCGGTCGTCCCATATCTTCAGAGGTAGAAGTTATGTTTGAAACATACGAAATGCCTACTGTTGAAAGTTTGTTAAATAACTATAATAGTTTTACTACTGGGTAGTCACTAAAATGAAAAGAACACGGTTTTATAAAGTTGAGACGGTCGATGCCACTCCTGAGTTGGACTTTTTGCATAACAGTTTGTCCGGATTCAAAATGGATTACGTTCCATCTTATTATCGAGTTTCAGATTCTGATATACCAGACCCTATGTTGATCAGCTACAAGGTGTATGGGTCAGTTTATTTTTGGTGGATTATTATGCTTGTCAATAATATAGAGAACCCATTGATTGAGTTAACACCGGGTTTGCTTTTGACTATACCACATAAATTAGATATATACGCTTTTCAAAAGACGTATAAAGTGAGAAGATAAAATGGAACTGTTCGGTAATTATGTGTTAGACGTTATGGTGGGGGAGCACATCCTCCCTATATCGGCACAAATGATACAGGAGTTAACTGTCGTCTCTGATATAGATAGATTGGTTCCCACGTTCACACTAACGGTAAAAGATGCCACCGGACTTTTGGGGGAGATAATTCCATTCGATAGTGAGAGTAATAGAATCACCATACGTTTTTCTCGATCGAATAACATGGATGATATGAATGAGTTTCAATTCGTAGTTATGCGTAGGCGACCACTTGAGGATAAGTCATTTTCAATTGAGGGTGTTTTAGATGTGCCGTTGCTTTTTTCAGAGAACCAGACAAGAACACTATCGGGCAATATCAAAACTAATTTAGCAAATATTGCTGCAGATGAATTGAAGGTTGATGAAATTGAAATAGGGGAATCATTAAATTATGACAAAGTAATTCTCCAACCTTCTTGGACTAATGCATACCTATTTCGGTATTTGCGGGAAAGACTTGTGGGTAAAGGGGACGTAGGTTGTTTTTATACTTTCATTAAGAATGTTCGTCGCAAGAGAATATTTGTTTTTAAGGCCATAGATGAGCTTTTCTTAGCAGATGTAGGAAGAAACAAGTTTATCGTCGGGGCTAATCCATACGAAGATTATACTCCTGTTTGTGATTTTAGGATATTTGATAATTCAGGCTTACTTTCTCATCTTACAGGAAAGGCAGAGAGCTATAATTATTTTGATTATGAGTCAGGAGAGTATAGCAGTTCAAGTGTACCGATAGAAGATTGCCCGTCATTATGTGATTACTATCTTGTCGATAATGATAACGATATAGAAGTAGATTCGATTAAATCATTGGGTAGTAGCAATGGGTTTACTGATGATTTTTCTGGTGATGTTCGAAATAAATACTACAAAGTGGCAACAGGTTTTATCAATATGTGGATATCTACTTGGGGTGTAGAAAATTTATCACCTGGAGATATTGTTCAGGTTCTTTTCGCCGAAGCTTTTGCCCAAGATAATTTAGCAGTGTTCCAACATTCAGGAACGTGGATGGTTAAGCGTGTCGTGCATGTTATTCAGGCGTCATTTATGACAAACATTCTTCTTACAAGATGTGGGATAGATACGGCCATGGATACAAGTTTGATACCAGCGATGGAGGTGCGAACCCATGGGTAGTGGTGAATTTAAGCCAAAAAGAATTGGCGATCTTATCGGATTTTATCGGGGAGTCGTTACCGATAATGATGATCCGAGTATGTATGGTAGAATACAAGTTAATGTCTTTGGTGTTTTCGACGGGATAGCATCAGCGGATCTTCCTTGGGCTAAACCAGCCTTTCCTATTTTTGATGGGGCAGGAGATGACGCAGGGTTTTTTGGTGTTCCCCAAATAGCTTCGCACGTTTGGTGTTTCTTTGAGGCTGGCGATTTATATCAACCAGTTTATTTTGCGGAAGCTGCTGATGGAGTTCATGGTTTGCCTTCAGAAAGAGAGACTAGTTATCCGGATAGAAAAGTTTGGAAAACTGCGAGTGGTTTAGTCCTTATTTTGGACGATGCTACACAAGAGATATTTGTGAATCATCCCAGTGGTTCCAATATACATATAGATGGAGACGGGAAGATCACAATCACTGGAGGTGATGTTACAGTTACAGGTGGAGCAGTAGTCATTGAGGGTACTACTGTTTCTATAAATCCATAGTTTAATTTAGCATAGAGGAGAAGAAATGAAGTACAATTTTAGCAGAGTTAAGATAACAGATATTGATGGCAATGTAGTTCCAGAAGTAAATTTACATAAAACGATCGGCAATATCGTCTGGCGTGGTGCTAAGACATTGGATCTTGTTGATACGGCTATATTTATCAACAGGGGTGAGGAAGTTGAACTTGACAAGTTAGAAATTGCAGAGATCCGAAGTTTGATTAATGATGAAAAGAATGGCGTTTTCGCATATGCCAGGAAAGCAATTTTTGATTATATCGATCGCGTTCAAGAAGAGCATAAGAATAGAAATAAGAAAAAGAGTAAAGGGTAGCAATGGCTAAAAAGATAGCGTTAAAGGGAGACCCATCGTCTCATGGTGGAAGTATCGTATCAACGAATCAAGATGGTACTTTTGATGTTGGCGGAGTAGACGTAGCTGTGGACGGTGCGATGCATTCTTGTCCTATTGTAGGCCCACCAGCACATGGGGTTACGCCCATTACGGCGGTAACTACTAAAAGTTACCACAATGGTAAATTGATTGTAACTGAAAATGCGGTCGCTGGCTGTGGGGCGGCAATCCAGCCTCCTGATCGAGGAGTGACCGTAGAGTAATAGGTATAGAGTTTTTAGATTGTGGGCTATGTCCGGGCTTTGTACGGGTGTACGTACGTGTTTCTACTATCTTTGTGCGTCAAACAATTCTTTTATAAGTTGATCTGACGGAAAGAAGCTACATTGTGTATTATCAAATTTAGCACCCCAAACTTGTTGATACGCGATATTAGTTATACGTGCGTCTGTAAATGTAGCTCCCTTAAGATTAGCTTGTGAAAAGCATGTGCCTTTTATTTCTGCATTGTTAAATATTGCTTTTTGGCATAGTGCACCATTGAATGCTGCTCGATGTAGTATGGCATTTGTTAAATTAGCTTTTTTGAAATGGGCACCAAAACCAGTTGTAGATCCGAAATTCACTCCAGTGAGATTAGCGTTGTTAAATTTGGCTCGTCCAATATCACATAGTAAAAAAGTTGCCCCAGTGAGATTGCATTTTGTAAAGTTGCAGTACATAAGATTTGCTCGAACAAGATAGAGGCCATGCAGATCCATTCCACTAAAGTCTGTATCGCTTAAATCTATTCCACGCATGGCTGTTTTTGGACCGATATCATATGTTTTGGTTACTTGTTTCATTTTGATCCCTTTCAAAAATATGGTTTATTGGTTTATACTTAAATTATAACAGATATTTGACAAGATACAACTAAAAAAAGGAAAAAATGACTACACAATTAGGAAATATTTGGTCTGAGATAGATTATCATTTTGTCAAAGACGCACAGGGGGTACTCAAAACAGACGTTAATGTTGCTGCGGTTATGAATTCAATAGACTGCATTCTTAAGACTCGCAGAGGTGAGCGTGTGTTTCTTCCTGAATTTGGTTCTATCTTGGCGGGGATGGTATTTGAACCTATGAACGCTACGTCCATTAAGTTCCTTTCCAGAACGCTGAAGGACGATATAGAACGTTGGGACGATCGGGTGAATATCTTAGCTGTAGATATATATTCAGACATAGACAGGGGTGCAATATCTATAACAATATCGTTTAAGATACGTGGCCTTGAGGATATTCTTAGGTATCAAACTGAAGTGAATGGAGAAGGATAACGATGACTGCGAATCCATTAAATTATGTAGATTATGATTATGATTCACTGGTAGTCCAGATTCAAGATAGACTTCGTGCAGGTGATTCTTGGCAGGACATTTACA